TGGAGTTAACTCTTGCCCGGAGGATATTCCCTTAATCATGTCCTCTGATTCAAGTAATAGCTTATTCTCTATACCACTAAGTAAACCTTCTGCATAGTCTTCTACAGGTATTGCATCTACCTCAATAATTTCGCCTTTTTGTTTATTTGGTAACCCTAAATCCATCCCTGCATTTGGAAATTTAGATTGCGGTAAAACATTTAATCTTGTTTGTAACTGTGGGTAATCTGGGTCTCTAAATGTAAAGTTACCTTGTGGGTCACGAAATGTAAAAAAGCCTACAGGTCTGCCTACCTCGTAATTACTTGCACCACCTGCTTCTTTAACTTGCTCTTGTACTGCTTCTTTAAACTCTAAACGCTTTTGCCCTTCTTCCGCAGGTAGACCTAAATCCTTTAAGAACTTTGCTTCCACTGCACCTAATCCACCACCAAACACACCACCAAACAGGAGGGTGGTGGCAATCTCTTCTTGTGTTGGCGCGCGGTCTTCATCAATGAATGTGCGTGCAGTTAACTCTGCCCCTGCTAAACCTGCACCTTGTGCTGCCCGTGTTGCGGTTCTACCTGCTGCACCCATGCCAGCAAGCTTGCCTACTCCTACACCACCAAGCACAGTTGCTGCAACAAGCTCTCCTCGTCCAATATCGCTTTGTAGTCCTTGATTAATTCTATATTGCTGAGATAAATAATTACCTAATGCAGATCCACCAGCAAAACCTAACGGAGAGCCTCCTGTAAAAACCCCACCTAATACAGTACCTAGTAGTTCTGTACCTATTATTACACCCATGTCTACTGCGTCTGCTTCACGAGGGTACAACTTTCTGAATGCGTCATTCCTAAGTGAATTAGATGCTTCAAAATCAATATCGCTAAAACTTATATCACCATAAGTATTAGCATTTTGTAGCCTATTGCTTGCCTCAAAATCAATTTCTTCCATAGCAAGATCCTTACAAAATTCCTTGTGAGTACAGACCTTGATTCATAAATGTCCGACTTTCGTCTACTTCTTTATTTATGTTCTCAACACGTGCTTTTTCTTGTGCTTCTTTTTGTTGTCTTTCTTTCTCTAGATACTCTCGTCTTGGAATAAATATAATTTCCTGTTTATCATTTTTATTAATAACAGTTTCTACTAACTCATCATTTCTAAGTTGAGTCACTTTATTAAAAGCCAACTTTAATGCGTCTATATTATTTAAGTCACGTTGATTTATATTAGGTAATAGTTCTTCTTTTACTACATACTCTTGTGTTTCAGGATTAAATTCAAGATATTGCTCAAGCGTAATATACTTTCCATCTTCATCTTGATCTAATGTTTCAATTTTTCTTAATCTAGATATTTCTTGATCAACAGATTTAATTTCCTTTGCAATATTTTGATTACCAGGTATGGAGGTATTTACAGGTCTTTTTAGTAACTCCATTTGCAATCTAGTAGCATCAGTCAAAGACTCTGTTCTTTCTCTTGATGCCTTCTGCCCAGCTAAAGTTTCCTTCATGGATTCACCTTGCATCGCACCAACATTACCAGCACCTCCTAAACTATCATCGAGTCCCTTTTGTACTTGTTGCCCTCTCTCTAAATTCGATAATCTTAATTTAGATTCAGCATCTTTTGTTGGATCGCTTGCAAAAAACTTTAATGCTTGTGGGTCTTTTGACGCTAACATACTTGGATTATCAAGAAGTCTCCTTGCTGCCGGATTCAGATTTTCTAATTGTACAGTACCATCATCAATTAAACTCTGTATTTCTTCTCGTGTACTATCTAATGCTTTGAATGCATTATCTAAGTTAGTAGCTGACTCCTGTCTTTGTTGATTTAGGAACTCCGCAGATTTTAATTGTGCGGTAGATAAGTCACGTACTAATTGCTTAGATTGCACCTTATCCTTCATAGCAAGCTCGCCAGCTAGACCTTTAAGGTCTGCCATACTCATGTCTCCCTTGCTAAACTTCTCTAGTCTTTGAAAATTCTTTTTATCATCCACCTCATTACCTGTGCTAGTAAATGAATCCATGTATTGTGGAAGCATTGCCTCAATCTCACCTGTAAGTTCTGCACGCTTCTCCTTATTCAATCCATACTGCTGAATCATGCCACCAATCTGCTTACCCATATTGGCATACATCTGGCCTTGCGCACGCCCGGCTTCCATGATGGGTCGAGTATCGACCCGTGCCAGCGCTGATCCGTAATTTCCGCTAAAGAATGGTTTTCTTGCCATAATATTTATCTCCTTATTTTAGTATCCATCCACATACGGATTCTTGCTTTCAAGCGTGGTTTATTTGCGATGAAGTTTGCAAAGCGTTCTCCGTATTTTATGTAGGCTTTTCTAAACCATGATGGTGATTCATTGAGCATCCACATGCGAAACATTTTCCATGCTGGATTATGCTCGCCATATACTTCTCTTGCTACCCAGCAGAGTCCACCAATCGCGCTTCCAATACCACTATATATACCAGCAGTCTTTGTTGCATCTGATGCTACTTGAGCGCCATACATATTGGCTGCATTGGTTGCTTGGTTCTGTATGTATCCAAGTCCACTCTCTGGGTTGAGGTAACTTGGTTGTGCATTTAAGCCATAACCTGCTTGTCCGAATACAGATTGCCCAGCTTGTAAGCTTCCACCACCAGAGCGTCCAAGTATTGCTTGGAATGGATCAAGTTGTCCTTGGTTCTCAAGTTGTGACACTCTTGAGGCTGCGTCTAAATATCCAAGCAATCCTTGTTGCCTTAAGGATTCACGCAACTTCTCGGCATCCATTTGTGATGCCACGTTAAATTGGTCTGCTTGCATGGAGCGTGTGTTATCGCTTGTCTGAATACCTGCTTCCTGTCCTAGTACAGATTGTGCAAATCCTCGGTTCTGCATCTTGCGTTGGTTGTCTTCAGCAACCCTTGCTTCTGCCTCTGCGATTGCGCCAGATTGGTCAAATGTTCTGCCCATCATAGTGGAGCGCGCACGGGAAGCCTCTGCAATTTGTCGCTCTTCGCGATCTGTTAGTCCTTGTCCGAGTGCTTCTTCTGCATCTGTCATCAAGCCTTGCCGAAGGGCATCTGCTTGTACGCCTTGTGATTGTACTTTTGTCGGATCGGAAATTCCTACTTCTCCAAGCAAGTTATCTTTCTGTTCCTCGATTAAATCTTTTGCCCCTGTAATTGCGGACGAAGTGGCAGGTTTATAATCCTCCATGATTTGTCCAAAGAGTGGTTCTAAACGAGCTACATCTTGTAAATCTGCTTCACGTTGGCGTGACAAGTTACCACGTTGAATATCTTCTGCCATAGCTGCTGCACCTTTAAACTCACCATCCCGAAAGCCTGCTTGGTCTGTGGTCTCAACCTTTTGTACAAATTGCTTGCCCACTTCATCTGCAAGTCCAGCATCCACATCTGCTTGGTTTGCAGTTTTGGTTTCGTATTGTGTGATGTTTCGTGTGTCACCAAGCAGGTCGATCATACCATCACCTGCACGCCCAACAGATTGACCAGGTGTGAATTGCCCTGCTGGTGTTACTATGTCTTTACCAGATGCGTCTTTCTTGTAGATTGGTTTTGCTTCTGTTACACCTCCACCTTTTTTTGCGTCTCCAAATACTAGTGCATCAGGGTAATCTGCTGCATAATAAGTATCTACTTGATCTGGTGTTACAAATTTAGATTTTTTAAGAAAATCCTTTGCTTGTTGTTGTGTTTTATTCCTATCGGCTTGCGTGTATGCTTTAGGTGATTCAAATTCCTCAACTGCCTTGCCTGTGGTTATATCATATACTACTGCTGTAGTGGCATATTTTGTTCCAAAAGGCTCTGGGTATGCTTTTCTCCCAAGGCCAATTTTATAATTACCACCACCTCCACCACCAGCATCAGCAGGTGGATCTTCATACCCGGTTATGATACGTCCGTCAGGCGCGTACTTCTCATTGCTACCACTTCCAAGCATTGTCTGCCTAAGTACATCAGTTTCTGTCTGTGCCGTTTTTAAACGGATTGCCTTTTCTAGAGGAAGCAAGGATTCTAGCGAACCTGTCTCTGCAAAGTCACCTGTGCCTGTAAGTAATTGTACCTGTGCTTTTAGTGCGTCTGCCATGCCTTCGCCATAACTTGGCTGGGCTGGATAATTAATGTCTGGACTACTTCCCATTGTTATTTCCTCCGAATAATTTTATTAAAATCGTAAAACTTTACAGGCTGGTTTTTAAAATGCCTCATCCATCCAACGAATGGTAATTCATATGGAATGCAGTTTATAAATTCACTTATACCTACCTCACCAATTGCCATGTGGACGTACCAAGCATTTGGATTTTTTGTCTGCCACTGATCTTGCGGATGTTGATTTATATCAGTCCTTACAGCTTTGCCCATAAGCAATGAGTCAGGTGTTTTAAATACATACCCGTAACTCATATACATGGTAATGTCTTTAAACATATCCATGCCAAGTTGCTCGTAAAATTCCTTTGCTTGAGTTAGTATATTCATTCTGCCATTATATACTCCTCTGCACTACTTGCACTTACGGTTGCCCCTAAGTTTATTCTTAACCATGCTGTACCATTGTCCAACGCCAAACATGGACTTCCTCCATCCCCGTTTGTACAATAAACTACTTTTCCCGCAGTTCCAGCAGAAGGTAAATCCGCAACTGCAAAACTCTTCAGCACTACTGTGGTATCTGTTACGCTTGGTACTGTGACTGTTGGCTCGCCCAATTGATTTAAATTTGCAGCCGAAATATCTACCCCGGTCGCGTATGTAAAGCCACGAGTTACTGTACAGGTAATTGCCATTATGCCACCTCACGTCTTGCATTTGCTCCTACGCCTATTGCTTCCAGGCTCACATGTCTAAAGCTTGGTCTGCCAGCGGTTACATTGATTTCTACTTCCGCACCATACCCACGGGTACGCCCCGTACCAAAGCGGAAGAGTGCTTCTTCCGTGCCATCTGCGGTATGACTTAACACTGTGGTGCTTGCGTCTGGATCTAGCGTGTTTACCTTGATGTTAAATGCATCTGCATTGACTGTGTTTGCGCCCAACTGACCACGCTTCCAACTCTTTACATTGATGTCATTAAAGGTGTAAGAACGTGTGACAAGTTTACCTGCAATTGCAGTTGTGCCGGACTCAGATGTACTGCCTATTTTGCGACCAGAATCATCAATGGAATTTTCCTCCATTAAGTACCAACCTGTTTTGTTGCCTGCAAATAATCTGCGTCTTGTTGGTGCAGATCCATGCGAGCAAATTACCCAATCATCCACATGAAATGCCACGCTGCCTGCTAGGGCAGGGTAGGAGTCAACACTTGTCCAAGTGCTTGTAAGTAGGTTAAATACGAAAATCTTGTTCGCTACTGTTGAACTACCTGTTGGTACTGCAAGATAGTACTTATTGTCATACACCACACCACAAGCTTGATCTGCTGCTGCGTAATTAACGTCGTTAAATTGATCCTGTATAGGTCTGGTCATGGGTATGGTTTCACCACTAACTTTACTAATAGCTACCCCAAGTCCCTTGGCTGGGTCTGTGCCTGGTGACAGGACGATGACCCCATTATCTGACAGGAAGAATGTTTGTGGCCCAGACTGTGCGATTGATTTACGTGCCACACATCCATGCTGACGGGTAATCTCGTATGTGTTAGATGCGGAGGTTGTCGCAACATTGTTGATCATATGGATGGAATTTCTCAAAAACACGATCAACTGATCTTCTTGGTAAGGAAAAAAGGAAACAAGAAAATCTGCACTACCTTTATTTATTCTGAATTGTGATTCAGCAGCGTAGTAATTATCTGTGTCTAACAAGTCAGACATTAAGATTGTATAATTACTATCTGTGGGTTGTGGGATGATTAAGCGATTGCGAAAGAATACACCAAAGTCTGTGTTTGGACATTGTATGCGTCCAGCACCTGGGCTTCCATTTGCTTTGACCACAAAGTCATTGGTTACATCTCCATCCCATTCAAGTGGTGTTTTATT